ATGCTTTACGTAGCGATTCAAGTACTCCCAGGCGGCTAGTCGGTCTACCTGCTCTTCGATCCATTCTGGATCTAAGGTAATGTCTTCTTCGGGTAGATTCATTTTACATAGCGATAAGACGTTCCTCGGTCATCTGTGATGGCCTCTACGTTTACGTTTTTACCTTCTGTCAGGAAGTGCTCTAGCTTACGAGGAATGACCGCTGGTACCTTCTTCTTGATCTCCCTGATGTACACGTAGATGTAACTTCGGTTGGGTGCCTTGGAGTGCACTACTCCTCGGTAACGCTTAGGCGTAAGCTCGGGAATGTCTACGGCTTTCTCTAATAACTCCTGGCCTTCTTCGTTAATCCATCTGGCGTAGCCAGTACCAGTGACGGTATGCTCTGGTAGTTTGCTTTCTATTAATTCAATAAGGTAGTCCAGCTCTACGCTGTGCTCCTTTGCAATTGTCTGTACTCGTTTCTTGGGCATATTAATATCCTCCTTGATTTGTTCTTGTTGTTTGCATCGAGGCATTAGACATAAAGTCTGGGCCTTCTCCGCTGTTTGACATTCGCAAATATCGGATAACGTCAAAGAAATCCTTTAGTGGCTCGTCGGCCTTGCCTTGCGAGTTGTAGTTAATAAGGCTGTCGATGAGGTTTCCGCATTCCTTATGGATGTAGCACAGGGGCCTGTTAGCTTCGTCGACCCCTACATTTGGGTTATAGTTAAACCAATCATCTAGGGCAGTAATGCCCTGGTCTTCCATCGCTCCATTGGACGGAACAAAGCTTAGGCCGAAGTCATAAAAAGAAGTAAACAGGTCGTCATTGTTTTCGTTTTCCTTGGCAAAGAAACGGGAGTCACCTATGCGCTCGGTTACTTCTATGCCAAGGTCCTCTTCTATTTCATTAAACAGCTCGCAGTATCCTTCTACGTTTAGTCCTACTTTCTTAGATGCAGGGCCGTACCTCCACTTAGGATCTCCAAAGATCGCCCATTCCCCGAAGGTATCACGGTCGGGCCACTCCTTGCGGATGTATACTTCGCCGTGCTCGTTAACACCAGCCCAGATGCAGGTGTAGTTCCTTGCGCCAGCAGGGTCAACTACCTGATAACAGGTGAACTGCGACTTATCTGAAATGTCAGGGAACTGCATCCCGTACTTATTTGGTTCGCCAGATAGTACGTTTACTTCAGTATTGAAGTAAGGAAGCAAAGCATTTGCTGATTTAACTGGTACGCCGTAGGCACGGACCATAATCTCTGACTCAGGCCTTCCAGCCAGGTCCTTAGCGATTCGCTCATAACCACCAAAAGGGTTCTCGTCCGAGTGCAGGTATATTACAGATGCATCACGGCTAGGGCTGTACTGCTCGATTGGTACTGCTTTGTTGTCCAGTAAAGCCGCAGGCTTAGTCCTTAGGGTTTCTGCATTCTTTAGGTAGTCCGATATAAAAGGTGTATAGCCGTCAATCGGGGTAAACCCAATCAGCATCTTAGAGTCCCTGGTAGCTAGGCGGAACCGTAATGTATTTACCAAGGCTGCATCGCCGAGGTACTCGTCGAGCCAGGCACCTATGTTCAAGCCCTTAGGTTGTCTGAACCCGAACTCAAAACCCTCGAGGATCGTCTGGTTATTGCTGTACTGAGTATATGTCTTAAAGTCTACTCGGGTCCTGGTATCAGGGAAAATGAAAGAAGAGGCTGTAAACCCGTTCTGCATAGAGTAGTTAATATACCCGTCTACGCTCTTGGTCTTGCGCTTGAACTCCTTGGGCATCATCTCCCAGATTGCAGCCTGCTGCACCTTGATAGAGGTGTCGGCATTCTGAGAGAAGCATACGATATGCCCGTCCATACTTTCCGTGACGGCCTCCATCAGCATCTTGGCGCATCCAGTAGTCTTGCCGCTTCGATTACCTCCCAGTGCCAGGACTTCATTGTTTGTACGTAACCCTGTACGTATGCGGTCCCATCCTGCTAGGTCAAAGCCGTAGCGTATAGGGTCCTCGTATGCTGCTTGTATTCTACCTTCGTGAGCTTCGTGCAGTGCAGCTAATAACTTAGGGTCCTGCTCACCAAGCAGGACTATCTCCTCATCTGTGGGAGGCCGCACTATAGGGTGCTCTGTAAAAGTAATCGGCATTACTTTGACCTGGCTGGCTTGTCCATCTTCTGGACTGCTGGCTTCTTACTCCAGTCAATATCGTCGTAGTTCTTACGCTGTTTCTCAGCATTGTGTCCCTTGCGGGGTGCGCATCCTTTACCCATTGTCGTAATCTCTTGTTAGTTCTTCTCCTAGTTCGTACATAGCACCAGCCACATTGTCCTTGTCGTGACCGCCAGCCAAGCAAAGAAGGTACATCTCCCGCACAAGCTCCGTAGTAGAAAGACTGTAATCGAACTCAAAGGTTCTCGTCTCTGATTGCTCCTCTAGTATTAGTCTAGTTCTGCGCTTTTCCATTATATCAATCCTCCTGCACTAGTTCTACCTTTTCGGCTTGCTTTAGTTTCTCGATTCTTTCTCGGGCCGCTTTGATCGTTTCGTCGTAGTCCTCCTGTGTAATAACCTGGCGGTCCTCAGTAATCTGCGTGGCCTCGCCACGGGAAGTAAATGCCTGCCTTGCTGCATTAGATACCGAAATTGAAATCTCCTTGAGGTCCCTGACCGTAGGCTTTAACTCCCCTGACTCCAGGTCCTGACGTACAGAGTTAATAAGGTCCTCCTCTAGGCTAGATAGGTTCAGGTAATTCTTAGCGGCAATCTTGCCGCTTAACTCCTTGAACTTGCCAAGGTGATCCGTGTAGTCCGACAGGACGCTGATGACTGTCTCCCGATCTATGCCGTACTTCTTAACAATGCGGGTCTGGCTACTGCCAGTACTATAGAGGTACAAAATAGAAGCAACCTTGTCAGGGTTATGCCTGGACAGGCTACGTACCTTTTCGACCTCCTTCTTTTCAGCAACTTCCCAGATAGCTCCTTGGATTTCTTTCATCAAGGATGCCTTATCTTCAGGTGAATTTTCCTCTAGCATTTTTATATTATTTGTTAAATGTACTTGACAGTCAACTAAAAAGTACTGTATAATCTATTTATACTCCTTAAGGAGTCCAAGCCTTAAAGAGCTTCCCGTCCCCGTAGGGGCAAGGGAATTAAGGTAGCCAAAGGAAAAAGGAATCATAACAACACTCCTTAAAGAGTACAGGAACGGAATAGGACTCCTTAAAGAGTACAGGAACTTGATAGGGGCCAGGTACCCTGGCCTATGAGTTAGGTATTTTTTTAGAGGGTGGTTTATGAATACACATGTCAGACTCGACTGATATAAGTTACCCCCACCCCCCCATTCACTGCAAGGCAACGCAAGCTACCTTCACCCACTAATGCACTACCGAACCCAGCATTAGCCCAGCTTATAGCACCCAAGGTCATTAGCACTCCTTATCAATAACCCCAGACAGGATCCGCATTAGACCAGCTTATGGAGACGGGGCCTCGCATGTGAGATTAGTTTTTCTTCTTCGATGAGTGAAAGCATCCACAGCATAAGTCAATCTACTCTACTCTACTCTACCTCCTAGAATTAGCACATCTACTTCTGGGTCATCTTGTACTCCTTAAGGAGTGTTCGTAATAGTAAAGGGGATTCAGTCAAATGATAAGAGCCGCTGTTTGCGGCTTTGCATTATAAGATCTACTTTAATGGAGGGGATTCAGGGAGAGTAATTTTCTGTCCGATGCCAAAATCCCGAAAAAAGTCGATTTCAACGAGAATGCCTTTTTAGGGCTTCCGAGGGTCTATGTACCAATTGAAAATCGGACACCGCACAGAGGGGCTGAGGTGCCCTGCTGTCGATTTGATTTTTGGGTTTTTAGAGCATTATCAACGACTTACAAAAGTCTATCAACGACTTACGCAACTGCTATCAATGACTTACAGAATTCTATCAACGACTTACGTAATTAATTGGGAAAATGGCTGAAAATGGTATATTCAGATCGCCGCTGTCTGCGGCTCTTCATTTGGCTCTTATAAAAAGCATAGGATTTGACCTGCACATGTATGGCACCTGCAAAGTCCGATTGAATTAAAATGAAAATAAAATAAAATTTATTGAATTAGCTATTGACAATGCACGAGTTATGCACAGTCTGGGAAATGTAGCACCCGTTCTTTGACAGTCCCAGTACCACCTGCCCTCGTGAGATACACGAGGTGGGGTCTTCGCCGCTTGCGGTCATATCTCGGAGAATTGAGATATGGGAAGTGTAGACCTGCGGATTGCATCCGCTTGATGACGTGGTAAACAGGGCATAAATTGGTAAATCAGCCGCAACCAGCGGGCGTCTCAAGCCGCCGCAAATGATGAGAGCCAATTAACACAACACACACTACAAACCACAAAAACAAACACCGCTAAGACTATGAATAAAAAAAAATTCTTAATTGCTCTACCTACCTTCCCTTGTAAAAAAAACTTCAACCATCAAACTATTCTTTTATCCGCAAAGGATGAAAACGATGCAATGAACTTGCTTTTTCATTTGCGCCCTCATACTCGACACGTTGGGAAAATAAGAGAAGTTAAATCTTAAACCATCAAACCAATAAACAAACCACGCACACAACACACTTATGACTATTCAAAAAACACTCAATGCTCTCATTTACACACTAGGCGAGCTGGTTTCATTCGGACAAGTAAGTCCCAATGATGGTGCCGACAAGTGGATCCAAGCCCTTCAAGCCGAGCAAATCAAAGATGGCTACCAGGTCCCGCTGGATTCTATCGGCGAGTACATCAAAATCTGGGAGCAGTTAGAGTACGAAGTACTAGACCGCCTAGTTGAAATCCAAGCGCAATCTTAATCCAACAGCCTCTCAGCTTACCGCTGAGGGGCTTTCTGGGTAGCAGGGCTATCCTAGCACTCGCAACCTAACACAGCGCCGTACAGCGGCACACAGGGGCACTAAACTATGAATACTACAGAAGACGAAGTAATTAGCACCGAGCAAGAGGCTCGCAACCAATCCGAAATCTGCCAGTTCTGCGACAGCGACGATATGTTTGTCGGCGGACTGTGCT